TATAACCAATCTCACGAGAATGATAGATTGGATACGGCAATTTCCCCGACGTAGTCGCCGGCATTACCGAACGAACTTGCTGTGTTGGTCAACTCGATGAATCCGTAGCGAGTCATAAAGCTCACCACTGGTTCAAAGGTTGTGGGATCCAGCACAACACCACTGCTCATCAATGGAATGTATGGGCAGTAGAATGCAGGAGCATCAGCTTCCGAACTACCTTTGTAGCCAACCAGCACAGGTGTGGTGTCAGCAGCATAGCTGTCAACGAACACACGCATAGCGCCGTTCAGTGTACCAACAAACTTGGTGTTGGTAGGTGCTTCAAAGGTGCCTTCTGTGGTACGTGCAAATGCGCTGGTTGTGGCGCTTTGCAGCACTGTGAGAGAAGCGGAACTTACAACAGCATAGTTACCAGCACCGCGACGTGTGCGCTGTGCAATCAGGTTAGCAACACGGTTGATAAGAACAGCAAGAGCAGCATGTTCGTCACCAACGAATGTGGCAGTACCAGAAACAGTAGCTTGGTTGTATGTGAACTCTGTTGTGGCCAGACTACGCAGGCTCAGGAGAATCTCCTGGTCAATCTCAGCGGTAATCTCTTGAGCAAGAGCAGCCATGATTTCTGCTTCAACGTCAATGCCGTGCATGGCTTGTGCGTCTTGAGCAGCTTCAAATGTCCAACGAGCTTGCAATTTACGTGTTTTGGCTTCAACAGCTTGCTTCAGGATCTGCACAGAGATCTGACGACCACCTGAACCCTCAAGCACTGATGTATTGGCACCACCGTAAATGGTTTGGTTTTGTTGAACCACACCAGCGGTCACTGTGCTTGCCGAAGAGTAAGCAGTAGCGATCTTGAATGGGCTCAATGCCTCGTCACCAGCAGCAGTTGATGTCAACGCAGCACTGGTGTCGTTCATTTGATTTGCGTAACGCACACGCAGAGTGTGGATTTGACCCACAGGACCGGTCATGGGCTGCACACCTACCAACTCGTTGGCAATAACGGTGGGCATCACACGTCGAATCACTGGCAGAATCACACGGTTCAGCGTGGCGATGTTACCGCTGGCTGTTGAACCCGAACTTGCGTTCTCTTTCAGGTACTTGCGAGTGTTTTCTAGGATAACACTCATGCTGTTACGACGACTGCCTTTAAGACCCTCTAGGAGGGCTTCTTTGGTCTCGCCCCAACGGCTTTCCAATAAAGTTTCTGACATTTAAGTCTCCTTGTTATTAACTAAGCCCTGCCAGGCGCTTGATGGCGATAACATTGGAGTTATCTTCTTCAGGGCGTTGGGCAGTTTTATCACCAGTGACTTCCGACACACTTTCAGCAACAACTTGGCGTGTTTTTGCTGTGCGAGTTTCGGCTAATACAGCTGGTAGATACTTTTCAAAGGCGTTTTTCAAACGTGAAGTTTGTACACCTTCCAGCAAATTACGCATGATTTCTTGCTTGTCCTTGTTGAGAGGGCTCAGCAGTTCTTCCATTGTGCGTTGACGCTCGTTGGATTCACGGATCACACGTATTTCGCGTTCCTTGCTTTCAACCAATACTTTGGCATCGCGCTGGGCCTTGACTGCTTCGGCCAGTTGATGTTCTCGATTGGTGATCACACTACGTAGTTTACGAATTTCAGCGTTCTCATTGAGATGAGTGGCGCCAAATTCGGCTGCGTAAGCTTCAAAGATTCTACGACCAAAATTGTTCTCTCGAGCAACTTTGATATCTTCCTGCAATTGTGATAGTTCGGCCTTTAAATGCTTGCTCACAGTTTGGCTCATCTTTGCAGCACTTTCCTTGATGAATCGTGCTTGAAGTTGTTCCAATTTGTCACGGGCTTCACTGACCAAACGAACCTTGGCTTCGGCCAAATCTCGCTTGTCTTGTGCAAATTCAGTGATTTCACGTGCCAAGGCATGAACCACAAAACCTTCCAGTTTTTCCAAACCTTCCATATGTGTTTTGCGATCGTTACGAAGCTCTGTAATTTCTTCGGCCAATTTCTGCACCAAGAACTGATTGAACTTGGTAGCACTTTCTTTGATTTTGGCTTGGAATTTAACACGATCCTCAACCAGCTTGGCTTTTTCGGCCTGCAGGCTTTGAATCTCTGCTTCAATACCTTCTGTTACCATGCGATCCAGGGCTTCAACCATCACTGATTTATCATGCTCATAGCGTTGTGCAAACTCCTCACGAAGTTCTGCACGAACCAATTCACGAGCTTCTGTTAATTTAGAATCCCAAGCTTCGTTGAGTTCTTTACTAACATCTTCGTTGATCAGTCCGCTATCTAGCAATGGTTTAAGAGCATCTAGCATGCTTTTCTCCTTAGATTTTGAGATCCTTGATAAGGCGTTTGACTTCCTCTTTCAAGTATCTCTGCACTTTGTCGCTTTGACCAGCATCACGAGCAATGTCTAACACACGGTGACCGTGTTTCATGTTCATGAGTCCTTCATACACCGCTGTAGGGTATGCATTGGGGGCGCTGGGTTGAGCAACCACATCTATAGTGACAATTTCAAAGTCACTAACATGTCCTGTTCGATCATCGACATTTCCCGAGCCACGGCTGCTGACACCTAGCTTTACACCAGATGTCAACAGAGTCTTGATCAATTCACCCATGGGGGTTGGCAGAATTTTCAACTTGCCGCAACCAGCATGTCCGTCCATCCACATGCCTTCAACTGTGTGGCACACACGATCCAAATTGATTTTCAAATCGTCCGGGTGATCCACTTCACCTAGCACGGAGTTACCGTTGCGGATCTGTTCGTTGATGGTTTCGACTGCCTTGATAATTTCGTGGCGTGGGTAAATGCGTTCGTTTGCATTGCGCTTGTCGCCTTCAATGCAAATGCCTTTGAGATAGAGATTCTTTTTGCCAGACACATCCGCCTCTTCCATGACTTGGATGTTGGCCTGGCTAAAAGTAAGATCTTCTCGTAGGTACTTGACCATTTTCTAATTAAGCCTTGGGAAATGGTGTGCGTGCATTAACACCCGACGCTTGGCTGGTCACAGGCTTTGGTGCTGCCTTGGGATCCTGTGTGCCTTGTGCTGGTGAATTGCCCACTTTACCAATCAAGTCTTTGGTTGTTGGTGCAGGACGTCCCTGGGCTGTGTCGCCGGTCATTTTAACTGGCTTGGCCATGGCACCACGTGCACCTGAATTGGCTGCAACTGGTCCAGCTTTTCCGTCACCTTCCTCGCTGGTGGTAACTTTGGGATGTACTTGTTTGAGATTGATGGCTTCCATCATGCCTTCGGTCTCAAGCTCGTCGTCTGCAACTTCATCATCGGTCATGTCTGGTGTGTCGGCTGCATCGGCCATGTCGCCATCAACTTCGATGTCAACACTTTCGTCGCCGGAATCAGACATCATATCGGCAAAATCGGCCAAGAGTTCGTCGATTTTGTCTTTGAGATCCATGATGTCGTCTTTGGTGGCTACTTCGCCATCACCGTGATCCATTGCATCATCACCTTCCATTCTTAAACCGGATTCTTCGGCTTCGACTTCATCGACCAGTTGATCTGCGGCGTCGCCACCCAGGGCCTCGTCATAAACGTCCATGCGGCCCATGGCATCATCTTCTTCCAGTTCTTCTTCGGTGCCCTCTTCGAGTTCTTCTTCGGCATCTTCTTCAACTTCTTCTTCAGCATCCTCAGCCATCAGGCTTTCATAAATGCTGCGACTTTTTTCCACAACAATGTCGTGAAACAGTTCACGTGCTTTTTCTTCTTCGTCGTTGATCACGTATTCGATCAACTGCTCGAAACGGTTTTTGCTCATTAGTAGGGCTCCTATAGGTGTTGGGCATTTGCCATTGGGCAAATTGTATACCTATATTTACAAAAAAGGCAAAAACTCAGTGGTTTATGGCCGAAATATTGAAATAAACGCCGATTTTAAATCGGCGGTTGTGCCGGCGGAGCATACTGCTTTCGAATTAATTTTAATTTTTCAGCATACTCATAGGTTCTCATATCATTCATTTTTCTCAATTTGTTGAGTTGCATCAACGTCAGTTTGGTTTTTCGCAAATCTCCCAATTGAGGTTGGGAATTGTCTTGAGAAATATCCTGATATCCACCCGGTGAACGTTCGTAAATTTCGTTGAGTATCATACGAATATTTATCCTATCGGCGGAGGCGGCGGGGCTGGTGGACTGGTTTCTCCTGCTCCAGCAGTTGGTGTTGTACCGCCAGGAGCACCCAGTCCAGTGGCTTCTTGACCTGCAGGAACAAGACCAGTCATTTCTTCTCCAGTGGAGATATCACTTTCAATGCCAGCAGGCGTGATACCAATGGATCTGAGATCTTGACCTTGTGTTGTTTTTAATTCTGGAGTATCTCGTTCTTCTCTCCACATTTTTTCATTCTTGACGATTTCTTCTTGGGACAAGCACAAGTAGCGTTCCATCATGAATCTTTTGCTCATGTATGGCAACTGTTCAAGACTGGTAAATGTGTTGATTCTTGTGGTGTCCAGCTCGGCTTGACGGTAACTGGCAAAATTTTGCGGAGGATTAAATTTGATTGTAAACAACCCTGCATCAATGTTAAATCCTCTCCAACGCAGGAACATTTTGAATTCGTCGTCGAGTTTCTGACAGATCAAAGATTGCAATCTCTCGCAATATTGATTGAAACGATATTCCTGAATTAATGCAGTACCAACGCGGCCATCGGTCAATGCACGATCAGAATCATCGGGTCCTGTGGGCAAATAACTGCTGGGCACACGTAGTCCTCGAGCCATTTTATTGTTAAAATACTTTAAATCGTCAATTTCGCCCAGTTGTTGTCCACCGGGAAGAATTTCTACACTACTGCCTCTTCCTTCTTGGCCCACTGGGAAGAAGAAATCTTCCCCGGTACTGAGTGGATTGTACGAAGAATCCATGATGTTTTGACCACCACCGTTGTAGGTTGGGATTCTGCGTTGGTGCATTTCATTCTTCACACGCTCAACAAAGGCCATGGCCATGTGCGAAGGCATGTTGCCTACGTCAATTTTAAATACTCTACGCTCAGGTGCTCGTTGCACACGATAGATCAAGATGGCATCTTCAAGCAACTCTTTTTGTTTGAATACTTTGAAAATGTTTTCTAAAATACTGCGACCAAACGGCCAAAACGTGTCCAACCCTTCGCTCAAACTCATGTGCACCACGTGCTTGGCATCAATACAGGTTTCGTTCACTGCACGAGTGAATCTGTTGACATTGTTGTAGGCCTGATTGGGCATGGTGTAACTGGTGCTGGCCATGTAGCCCCCGGTGGGCGGATTGACCATGAAATCTGTAGTGGTCTTGGCTGCTACAGTTAAATTTTGAAAATTAGGATTGATGTCACGAATGATGTATTGCTCAGGACGCTTGCCCTCACTTTCGTTCACAATCACTCGACTGACTTTGCTCATGTCGACCCAGTACATTTCAAATGTTTCTGGATCTCTGACAAACACCTGGTCGCCGTACTTGATGGTGTTACGAAACAGTTTAAAAATTCGTTGATCTAATTTGTTGAGTTTGACCCATTGCTGTAATTGTTTTTTGATGATTTGAACTTCGTGGTCTGTGGGATCATCCAAATATTTTACTTCAAATGGTGTTTCGTTTTGTTCGTTAAGCTGAGTACTAAACTCTGAAATAATGTCCAAACATGCATTGATTTCAGAATCGGCATCCATGTTTTCGTATTGGTTGTAACGCTCAATACGATTGGGATGCCCGCTGTAAACTTCCGGTAATCGGCTGGCATAATTTTTAAAAGTGAAATCTGCTTCAGCCTGACTGGTACCGCGTCCATCATTGCGAGGATACCCGGGTAAACCGTTGCCATCTCGACCACCGTTGATGGGACTGAGTTGTCCCGACAGATCAGCAACTTTAAAATATTTTTTCCATGCCATGTTTTTATTTACCGGATTATTTTGTTCTTTGTAGTATCTTCTTACTGGTACCAGCGTTGTCCTGCATGGCCATGATTAACTCGTCTAATTTGGCCAATTGAATGTTCATGAGCTCTGTTTGAGCTTGAATGCCTCTGCTCAATGGTTCCATATTTACCGGAACGCTCTGCCCTGATGCCAAGGGTATAACTGCTTCTGTTCCGTGCAAAGTGGCCTGGTATCCTGATATCGGGCCTGAAAGAATACCGCCTCGAGCTGCACTTAACGTACTCATAAGTGCGTCTCTAGAAACTTTGGCTTG